CCACATTGCTGGAAGGTAGAGATCTTGGAATGCGCTTTGAGCCTGTACCAATAGATCGCTTTATGCCTGACTGGCATTTGCAGTTTTCGGAAAAGTTTCCTAGCCGGCGTCCCGGCTACTACGATTACACACTTGGCTTAGAAGGCGTTGGGTTGCCGGGTCAGACAATCACGGACCAGTATCTGAACAACCTTATGTCGGAAGGCTTCGCCATGGGCGGTCTGGTTGAAAAGTACGGCGCGCTGACCGAGTAGTCGGCAACACATAACAACGAATAGGTATGCAACATGGCAGATGACCGCACTGGCGAAGACGAAGAACTGGTCGAGATCGACGAGGAAGAGAGCGAGGTCGAGGACACCGAAGACGGTGGTGCGCTCGTCACGCTCGACGACGGCGTTGAGAATGCGCAGAAAAGCGAAGACCACTTTGCCAACATCATCGAAGAGGTTGACCAGCGCGAGCTGTCCCGGCTGGTGTCGGATCTGCTGGACAAGATCGAGATCGACAAGGAAGCCAGACAGCGTCGTGACGAGCTGTACGAAGAGGGCTTGAAGCGTACCGGCATGGGCAACGATTCGCCCGGTGGTGCGCAGTTCAGTGGCGCCACCAAGATCGTCCACCCGATGCTGATTCAGTCATGCGTGGACTTCTCCGCTCGCGTCATGAAAGAGATATTCCCGCCCGGCGGACCAGTCAAGTCGAAGATCTTTGGCAAGATCGACAAAGAGAAAACCGACAAGGCCGAGCGCAAGACCGACTTCATGAACTGGCAGATGACGCAGCAGATCAAAGGGCTGCGCGCAGAGCATGAGCAACTGACGACCCAGATCCCGCTTGGCGGCGTGCAGTACATGAAGTGGTACTGGGGCGGCACTCTGCGTAGACCGTGCGCCGAGTTCATCCCGGTTGACGACATCTTCATTCCGTTCGCGGCGACCAACTTCTACACCGCCGAGCGCAAGACTCATCGCCAATATGTGACTGCCCAAGAGTTTGAGCGCCGTGTCGATATCGGCATGTACCGTGATTTGGTGCTGGCCAGCTCGCCTGAGCCAGACTTCTCCAAGGCATCCAAGGCCAACGACAAGATCGAAGGCAAGAAATCGTCGCCGTACAACGAAGACGGGCTCCGTACCGTGTACGAGATCTCGCTGATGTGCGACATCGAAGGTGATGGCATGCGGCCGTACATCATCAGCATCGACGACAACATGCAGCGCGGCCTGAACCTGTACCGCAACTGGGATCCAAAGGACGAGAACTACGAAGAGCTGATGTGGATCGTGGAGTTCCCGATGATTCCGTGGCGCGGTGCCATGGCGATCGGCCTGACGCACATGATCGGCGGCCTCACCGCTGCAGCAACTGGATCGCTGCGCGCACTGATGGACTCCGCGCACATTCAGAACATCCCAACAGCGCTGAAGCTGAAAGGTGGCCCAACGTCGCAGACGATCACGCTACAGCCCACGCAGATCGCCGAGCTGGAAGGTGGCCCGATGCAGGACGACATCCGCAAGCTGGTGATGCCGCTGCCGTTCCCCGGTCCAAGCCCTACGCTGTTCCAGTTGCTGGGATTCCTTGTGGACGCCGGCCGTGGGGTAGTGCAGACATCGTTTGAGAGCTTGGCAGATCAAAATGCGAATGCTCCGGTTGGCACCACGCTGGCTCTGATCGAACAGGGCATGGTCGTGTTCTCCAGCATCCACGCACGCATGCACAACGCCATGGCCGAGAGCCTGAAGATCCTGCACCGGATCAACAGCAGCTACCTGACCGAGGAAGACATCAAGAAGGCTGGCGACTTTGAAGTCACGCCGGCCGACTTTGATGGCCCGGTTGACGTTGTCCCGGTATCCGACCCGCAGGTGTTCAGCGAGGCCCAGCGCTTTGCGAAGGTGCAGGCAATCCTGCAGCGAGCAGACGCGAAGCCGCAACTGTACGACCCGCGCAAGGTGGAGGCAATGTTCCTACGTCAGCTGAAGCAGGATGAGGACATTCTGGTCAGCGGCGGCGAAATGGAGAATATGGACCCCGCCTCTGAGAACATGGCGGCGGTCATGGGTGCTCCCATCTTCGTACTGCCGACACAGAACCACATTGCCCACCTAATGGTGCATGTGCCGTTCACGATGTCACCAGTGTTCGGAGCGAACCCGGCAATGGCGCCGACGTTTGCCCCCGCCATGATCAAGCACCTGCGAGACCACGTTCTGCAGTATTACGTCACCGAGTCACACCGGGCGGTGGACGACGCCACCAAAGACAAGCTGATCAAGCCAGACGACGCCAAAGAGCAGGCTCGCCTGATCAACCTTGTACAGGAAGAGGCCGAGCCGATCATGCTGAAGGTGTCGCAGCTGATCGCGCACATGCAGTCAACGCTGCCGCAGATGCCGGCGCCGAATGCTCCGCCCGATACCAGTCTGGCCGTGGCCAACATCAACGCCACAGTGAAGCGCGAGGCGCTGCAGCAGGACGCGCAGAAGGCGCAGGCAGCGCAGATGCTGAAGGCGCAAGAGCTGCAGGCAGAGCAGGCCCAGAAGGCTCAGGATGCCCAGATCGAGCAGATGAAAATCATGCAGCAAGAGCAGGCACGCGCACAGCTGGCACAGTACGAGCAGCAGCAGGAAAACATGCGCACAGCCGAAGAGATGGCTACACGCGAGCGCATGAACACGGCCGACAACACGACCGCTCTTCAGCTGGCCGAGGCCGAAATCGAATCGGGCAACCGAGTAGCAGTAAGCACAGGAACTGGGATAAACCCGGGACCATAATCAGGAGAGTGACATGGCGAAGAAAGGCGACAAACCAAAGGGCAACGATGTGAAGATATCAGCTGACAACACGCCGCAGCACAAGCGCTACGCGATGGGCATGGCGATTCCGCAAGGCAAGGGCGAAAAGAAAGCACCCAAGTGATCAGCGAAAAGGTTTTGATGGCGCGGCTGGAGAAGCGACAGGCCGAGCTTGCAATGTCATCGCTCAGAAGCCCGGGGGATAAGTCGTCGTTCACGTTTGGCGCAGCAAGCGGAGTGCTGGCCGGGATCGACTACGCCCTTGCGGAAATTTTATCAATGATCAAAGAGGAAAGAGAAGGTGACAACGACCTGTGAAGATCGCGTCAGGCTCGATGGTGTTCCAGTAGTAGTGGAGCAGAATCAGGCAGGCGGTGCGATAGTAATGGCAAGGATCGAAAACCCACTAACTGAACAAGCATTCCCCAAGGCAGACCCGGGCGTCATTCCGTTCGGCAGCCGCGTGCTGGTTCAGATCAGGAGCCCGAAGTTGAAATCAGCTGGCGGCATTATCTTCCACACTGAAACCAAAGAAACCGAGAAGTGGAACACGCAGGCCGGCAAGGTCATTGCGCTGGGTCCGCTCGCGTTCAAGAACCGCGACACGATGCAGCCATGGCCCGAAGGCGACTGGTGCCAGCCCGGCGAATACGTCCGCGTTCCCAAGTACGGCGGTGATCGGTGGGAAGTACAGCTGCAAGACAAGTCGTTCGCAATGTTCGTGATCTTCAGCGATCTCGACATTGTGGGCAAAGTAACCGGCGACCCGCTGGAAATGAAAGCGTTTCTCTAACACCTGAAGGAGGTGTCACATGGCAAATGAATTGATTGATGACAAAGATGACGACAAGAGCGACCCCATTGAAGTGGTGGAAGGCAAGCAGTCAGGCAGTACGCTCTCGCTGAAAGACAAGCGGGATGACGACGACCATGACGACGATGCTGATGATCGCGTCACAAAGGCCGATGACGATGACGACAGTGCCGACACCGATCGGGAAGAAATTCGTGAGCGTCGCCGGCAGGAAAAGAAAGACCGCAAACTGCGGCAGGAAGAAGCCAAGAACCGTTCGCAGAAGGAGCTGAAGTTCCTCCAACAGCGCAACGAGCAGCTTGAGCGCCAGTTCTCAGCACTTGATCTGCGTCAGCGTCAGGGCGAGCTGACGGACATCGACAAGCACATTCAGGAAGCCGCGTACCGCTACCGGCAGGCCGAGCATGTGCATGCAGCCGCGATTACCGCCAACAACGGCGCGGATGCGACCGCAGCGATGCGATACCGCGATCAGGCCGCTGCCGACATCAGGCAGCTGCAGCAAGTAAAAGCGCAGCAGGCTGCAGAGTTCCAGCGCGTGGCCCAAGCCGCCAATGCCCCGCCACAACCAGATATTCTGCCTCC